TTGCCCATGGAGAGTCGGGGGTGTTAAAGCATCACTAAAAAACCGACCCCCTTTGCTCAAATTGCACGATTGACACAGCTGACGCAAATTCCACTCATCATCTCCACCATTAAGGCGTTTTGGAATGATGTGATCGATGTGCATCTTGCCCTCTGTTGTGCCACACATTTGGCAGCACCCATCTCTGGCCAGTATCCGTTCTCTGATGACACGCCACTTGCGGCTTGAACCCTTAGCCCACGACCTGCTCATCAATGCCACCCATGCTTTTGCCAATGACGATAAGCATTGCACATCGATCCATATCGTTCTTTGCAATAGCGAATGCTCCAGTCAATCTGGCGATAGCCATCAAGGTTGCGATACTTAGGATTGCGCATTTGTCCGAGACCATAATGCGATCCATTGATTGCATTGATATTCCAATGAGATTCAGCTGTTATTAGTTTGTTAAAGCATTGAAACTGTTTATAGTCAATAATCCTTGAATGAGCATATAGCTTGAGATAATCAGTATCTGTCACTGCTTTCGCTGGTGTTGTGCCAACAACACATAGGACTGCCAATAGCACCAGACATCGCCTGCGAGCTATCCGCATCAGCGGCTCGCCAGCGAGTATGGAGCGTACCGATGCAGTCAAGTAAGATGCAAGATTGAGCGTTGTCTTGGGCGTTGCGCACACCCTGTGGATAACGCCTGTGGATAACTTAGTCATAGAGATAGCTCTGCAATCTTGTCATCATTAACAGATTTGAGGCACATCCATCCACACCCAAGACATTGAGCAAACCATGAGTGCCTGACTAGCTCAACCCCTTTTCTTAGGCCAAAGCGTTGTTTAGCTTTGCCAGTTTCAATAAGGCAAACAGGGCAATCGAATTCAAGTATTGGCATGGATGGATTTCCTTAACGTCTCAATAGGTTGCAGATTGATTTGACTGACCCAGTATCCGCCTTGAGCTGACTGGAACCTCGGCCGCTTTGCAACGCCCACTGGTATCCAGCCCATGACGTAGTAGCTGGGCGATTCACCTACAACCAACACCGCAATGTCAGTGTCACGATCATCTTCACTGATAATCAAATGGCCGCGTTTGTGTGGCGTTTGTTTGACCTCGATGGCAATGCCGTTCCAATAGACATCCGGTTCATTCTTGAATGTATTGACTGTCGGCTGAAAGTCCTCAACGCCAAAGTATTTGGCCACTGCCATTTCAGCTCCAACAGCTTCACTATGGATCACAACGGCATTGTGGAAATTGCCACGCTCTTTGATGCCCTTGGGATTTGAGCCATATCGTGACTCTCTGGCAAGCCCAGCTGTATGTGCCACAATCTCATCTTCACGCGATAGACGAACCATGATCATCGGCAATCCCAGCAAAACCAAATTATCTTTTCGCCGCCAAATCCCTTTTGATAACCAAAGTCATCGAATTTGACTAGCCTTGAGCATTTGTCACATTGTTCTATTTTGTATTCTTGAACCACAACGCCGTTTTCCATCAGCTTGCACGTCATCGTCCTTGGGTTAATCACTTCAACAAAGTCGCTCATAATTGCGGCTTCCATTTGCCATCGCTGCTCATGACTAGCCAATTCGGATCACACTGTTCTGGCTTGCGTTCAATGCAGCTGTAATTTGCCCAAGGCTTGCCGGTTGTCTTTGAACTGCCTTCTCTAAATACGCGCTTGCCATGCTTGCATTCTTGCAACGAATCTGGTGTGCCAGCTGCATCGACTTGTTCTTGAGTCTTGAACGATGGCACTTCACCGAATTTGGTCGTCCAATAATCATAATCAAGCTGCGTATTTGCAACCTTTGCTGGTAGAGCTTCAATCTGCTCCATCGTCTCGCGTGTCGTGCGCTCTGCACCGCCCATAACAAGCTGCATGACTCTCAGAATTGCAGATGTGCAAGTGTCCTCGACGAACCAGCGTTTCATGTTTTGAACGTATGCGCCCTGGTAGCCATAGGCATGGTCAATGCCGGCTGGATGGACATCATCTGCGTGGCGAAATGCTTTGGCTTCAACCAGAACAAATCCCTTTTCTGCATCAAATTCCACAATGCTCGTCTCAATGCGTCCAGTGGGATAAGTTGCCAACCAGCGATCCGTGCGAGCGCGTGCGGCCTCGTAGCCGTCTAGAAACCCCATTAGCGCACCGCCTTGGATGATGCATGGCGGCCTACGGCTTTGCCGCGTTGATAGCCGTCTTTGTGGCCTTCTTTGTATCCGACTGCATAACTGCAAATTGCCCAGAGAATGCACGCTATTGCCATGATGACGAATAGCCCGATTTCACTTGTTGTCATTTCTTGCTCCCGATTCTGAGAGCTGCGAACCAGCTCCCGAATTACAGAGTGACACGCATATCCGACAAATTCAAGATTCCCGCCTAAGAATCGGCGTGTCGGTTACTTCTTTATGGCCAATTCAAGAATCAAAGTGTCAAGCCTTTGCTCTATCCGACTGACTTGATCCTTGAGAGAATTGCCACCATTGGGTTGCAGCTCTCGCATGATCGACTTCACCATGAATCTCATTGACGAATAGATGGCAGTCAGCACCGCAAGAACAAGCCCACCCACCGCCGTCCATTCGCCTACGCTCATTTCTTGTTGCCGAATGCCACGTCGTTTGGATTAGCCCATCGAGCTAGTACCGGAACAAGTCCAGCCACTAGACCCAAGGCCAAATCCTTTGGATTGGTATTGCCAGTCATATAGACGGCCAACGCGCCGGCGACTGAGCTTCTTGCCCATGATGCCAGCATTGCTTTTGCTTGATCCATTAGTTGTCTCCTTTGTTCAAGCTCCCGATGAGTGCCGCGACTTTCGCTTCACTCAATTCGATTTCGAAGTGCATCTCATCTTTTCGGTTTCGATAATCTCCACCCCATTTAAGGCCGTATTTCTTAGCCAAAGCTCTAATCATTGGAACCTTCTCAGCCGGGAATGTGCCAGATTTGCCCAGCGGATGTTGCGTTGCGTTTAAATCGATGGCAGTGCCAGAGCTGTGATTGCTTAAAGTGTCAGTGGAACCGCGTACCATGCGGAACGCATAACCCCAATCATCGAGCTGACCTTCATCAATGGGTTCAATCAGCTCATGAAATTCTTTGCAGAATTTAGCAATCAATGGCGCGACGGCTTTCGCGCATCGCACCTTGACCTTTGTTCCCTCAATTGGAACGCTGATGATATGGATTTCAGTTGCATCTTTCGATGCTTTCCATCCGTTATGACTTTGTATCATATTCCGGCATAATCCATTGACAAGTGGTTTCATCAAATCCAATATGGCCGTCTGGTTCTGGAGCAATAAAAGCATCTCTGCCTTCATCGTATGAATAACCTATGCCAGCATAGTTTTTGCGAATGTTCCCGTGATAAGAAGTGCGGACACATTTTTGGCCTTTAAAATTTGCATACCAAGTTTCTGTATCTAAACCTTCAATAAGTTCAGTTTCGTCAATGCCAGCAATAACTTCTGTAACAATGTTATTTTCATCTAAAAATGCGTAATGTGCCATTATGCCCAGCTCACATTTCCAGTACCAGCTGTAATAGTAGTCCTCTTATATCCACCACTAGCTGCACTCGTTGTTCCAGTTAAACCTGCGCCGATTGTAATTGTAAGAGTGTCTGCATAGCGCAATATAACTACACCTGAACCACCTGAACGAGCAGTATTGTTATACACACTGCCTGCCCCGCCGCCTTTGTTAGCTGCTCCATCTGTGCCCGCACCATTAACAGCTCCACCATCACCACCGCCGCCTGAACCACCTGAGCCGCCTGTGCCAATTTCTACACCACCGCCACCGCCGCCTGCATAAGTTACTGATGAACCTGTGATGCTTGTTGCAACACCTGCTCCACCATTACCGCCTTGATCGGGAGACTCTGTTGCAGCTGCGCCAGCTGTACTAGCACCGCCGCCACCGCCGCCAAGTCCATACGTACCAGCATTTCTTAAACCTGCGCCACCTGCACGACCTTGATTAGCAGTACCACTACCCGCAGTACCTGATCCACCACCACCTGCACCGCCACCACCACCTGAGCCGCCTGTGACACCAGTTAAAACGTTTGTATTAGAACCACCACCACCGCCTAAACTTGTGATTGTAGAAAATACGCTATTGCTTCCTGAATTACCAACATCACCACCTGAAGATGAATTGGCTGCGCCGCCTGCGCCTACTGTAACTGTGTAATTAGTTGCAAGAGCTAAGGCCAATGCGCTTTCTAGTGATCCACCGCCGCCCGTTGCGGTAACTGTGCAACGCAAACCGCCCGCGCCACCGCCGCCACCGCCACCGCCACCAAGTCTCACTCCACCAGCTCCACCTGCAACAACAAGATAATCAACATTGAAAGTGCGCGGAGTACCGCTGCTCGCCATAATTCCAAGCATGGGTGTCATTATGCGATGTCTCCAAATACAATCCAAGAATTTGCAGCTAATTTTTTACATGTTGCGCCTGAATTAGCAACACGCAATTTAGGTGTGGCACTCGTTGCAGCAGTTGAAATTACTGTTGTTGTTCCTGGAGTAACTGCGCCAATTGTTGGCTGACCTGCACCAGTAATCCAGAACACATTGATTTCGGTTCCAACTGCAAAGTTAAATGTTGCATCGGTTGGAATGTTGAATTGCTGTGTTGCAGCATTATTCATTGAGAAAATGTTGTATTCATCGCCTGAAGCAAATGTATAAGATGCTGTTTTAGCTGAATATGTTGAAGCTTTAGGCTGTGCTGCGGCAGCGAGATCATAGGCTGATTTAACCGATGCTGGCACAGCTGCTGTTGTCGTTGATGTGCTGGATGTTGAATTTTCTAGCTGCACGGCACCTTTTTGAGCCGTTGTGCCATCTTGGATGCCAACAGTAATTGCGCCTGATGATCCACCACCTGTGAGCGGTGATGATGCTGTTATCCCGGTGATGTCACCTTGATCATTGGCAATCCAGACAAAATCCATGTCGGTGTTTGAATTCTTTGCAAGAATTTGACCGGATGTGCCACCTAATAGATCAGCCAGTGATGTTGCAACAGCTTGACCAAAGACTTCGAAGTCTGCCGGCAAGTCCGTTACTAAATCTGTCGATTGTGGCATTTGCCACGAAAATGGGGTTGTTGGATTTGAAATTTTGTTTTCCTCCTTATGCCACGACTAGGGCGTGTTCCCAGTCAAGTATCCCAGAAATTGTATTCCAAGCCTCAACGACACTTACATCTTGCCATTGCATTGCTTGCAATGAATATGAAAGCGGCGAGAGATTAAGTGAGACGCTGATTTGGTTGTATGCGGCTTGGAACGTCCAGCCCTCTACGAATCCCAAATAGGTTCCGGCCGACATATTTAGCGGCAAGTCGGCAATTGCCAGAGGCATTCCCATGAACACGTTAATCAAAGAATCTCGGTCGCCATCGTCAATCTCTGGATTTGTCAGCTGATACGTGATCTGATTGAAGTTGTATTGAGGAAAAGCCCGTAGTGTTAAATAGAAATCTGCTTGGTCTTGTGCATCGATTAGGTGTTTGACTGTGGTCGTAAATATCTGGGCAAGCTGGCCATATAAACCCACTGATGTAGCATCTGTGGCACTGACTTCTGATGTTGAATTTGTGCCATATTTGAGAGTTATCGTATTTCGCACATCGCCTGCGCGTTGCTGGATTGTCAGTCCAGAGCCTTGAGCATCGTTGGCTGAAAGATTGACATATCCGTTCGTTGCCAAGTAGATGGATCGATGGTCTGCCGATGCATAGGAAATAAGCCCTTGAGCATCTTCATAGATATATCCAAGCCCGCTAGTTGCCAGAGCTGAAACAAGTGAATAAATATCTGTTCGACTTGATGCCCTTTGTGCAAGCTCATAACTACCCGGAGTATCAATCTCGCCAAGTCCAATGTTCTGAGCATTTGCCCAAGTCTCGGTCGGATCATAGGTATTCCACTGCAAAGCTGCTGGAACCTCTGACCAATTGTTGAGCAACAAGTCCTGCAACACTGTAAGAATTTGGTCGCCATCGAAATCTTGAGTCAGAACGCCATCGGTTAAAGCCTTTGGCAATCGAGCCAATGCACCCAATGCAATAATCTTGACACGCTGGGCGTAGGCGACATTGCCCAATTCGGCCACTGAGATTGCAATATCCACAATTGAGCCGCCAAAGATGGGAATGAATGTAGCTGTGGAATCTTGTAATTCGATGGTCAATGAATCATTAATTGCAATGGCCACATTTGATTGATCCAAATTGATAAGTTCAATGTTCGTGTATCCAGCTTGAGCTTGCTCATAGATATTAGTTCGCCCAGATGTGATTGTTAGATTGGCAAGAATGGCAGTCTGATATTCATTGCCGCCAATCGTGACTCGCCATACTGGATTAAAGACTGTCATATTGCCTGCAAGTTGGATGCGCCGCCTGTACCGCGGAAGAATGAATTGTTCAAAGTATCAACAATAGTTCGCGCTGTGCCTTCGGCATCGATTGCGCCATTGACTGTCAAATTAATTCGCGCCGCGTTTTGTGAATCGGTAAATCCACCACCGCCAGCTGCTAGAAGTCTCGCTGCATTCTGTGAGTCAGTAAATCCACCAGCAGCCCTTGCAGCTCCCGATGCAGCAGCTATAACGCCGCCTTTGGTTGAGCCGCTTGATCCTGAAACTGATGATGAACCCGGTGTAACTGATGGAACGACTACCTTTGGAACGACTACCCCTGAACTAACGCTTGGGATTGAAACGCTGGGAACGCTAATTGATGGAGCTGAGATAAGGCCGACATTTGGCAAGAATGGAATTGAGTTATAGACGCGAATGAGTGCATTGATACCTGCGACAGCTCCGGCAATAAGTGAATTAAGACCGCCGATGACTGCACCAATTACGTTAATTATTCCACCGGCAATCTGACCAACAACCTTAAACGCACCACCTAAGACATCGACTAAGACTGGTACGACATACTTTTGAATAAATGCAATAAAAGTTGCAAATTCTTCTTTGTTATTAGCGATGGCATCTGTGATTGGCTTAAAGAACTGCGCAAATTTGCCTAGTGCCGGCACGACTTCATTGACAACAAATTCAACAAGTTTTTGGATGATTGGCAAAAGTTTTGCACCGACTGATTCTTTGGCTTCATCAAAAGTCACTTTAAGAATTTGCAAACGTCCAGCGAATGTTTCTGCGTTAGCTGCTGCCGCGCCACCGAATAGATCTGAAAGCCTTGTCTGCGTCTGTTCAAATGTCATCGCTTTAAGCTCTGCCGAAGATAATCCGATACCTAATTTGCCAAGAGCTGCCGTGTTGCCGTCGTATGCCTTGCCAAGTGCGTTAGCGACGGAATCCAAACTTTTTCCAGTTGATTGAGAAATGTCAAGTGCAAGATTAAGAAGATCTTGAGCTTTTGTGACGTCGTTAGTCGATAGCGATAATCTTTGTAACGCTGGACGCAGTTTGTCGTCTGCCACACCTGTCGCCAAAGATGTTTTAAGAATCTGCTTTTCAACTGACTTAATCATGTCATCGGTTGCCCCAGTTGCATTCTTTAACGCAGTGGATAATCGAATTTGTGCAGCTTCATCTTCAATCGCGGCTTTGACTCCATCGACTGCAAGCTTGACTGCGTAGGCTCCGGCAGCGGCTCCGGCAGCGGCAAATGCAAGTCCAGCCTTTTTGCTAAATTCTCCCATTCGAGTTGATGAATCATCAACGTCGTTATTTGCCGAAGCCAGCGACTTTTTAAGTTGATCTACGTCGGCCAGAATGGATAGCTTAAGAGTTCTGCTTTGTCCGGCCATTACCACTCCTTCAATATCTCAGTGAAAGCATTTTCCCACTTGGCAATGATATTTGGCTGCTCGGCTCGCAGAGTCGGATAAATGAACCAACCTTTTGATCCACGCCCTTGGCTACCCGACCAGATTGGGAATTGCTTAAATTTGTTAGACCCAAATTCATAGCCGCCCCAAAGCTGTTGAGTTGTGCCACCGCCAGAGAATTTCTGACTGACAAAGCCAAATGACAATTCTCCAATCTTTGAAGATTTCGAAACACGCGAGCCAGATGCAATTCTGTTGGCCGCATCATTAGGACGCGCTGTTGCAGCTTGAACAATCTTGCCTTGAACGTATGTGGCTAAGCCGCCGCTGACGACTTTGGCTTGAGTAATTGCCTCAGCATCCATTGCTTTGAATGCGGATGTAACGCGACGCAAATCGGCTTTATCGTAGGCAATTTCAACGCTGTCGCTCACTCTGTTGCTCCAATATCTCTTGCGCCGTATAGATTTGCTCCGCCGTTACCCATTCGCTCATCGGAATCCCTGTGGCTATCGCAAGCTCAACAAGGATTCGACTCACGCTTCCGGCGGCGTAGCTTTTGGGGCTACTTCACCGACTGTCACATCTGCGACTGTTTCACACCAAATTTCATAAGCCTTGATTGTTTTGCCGCCTGATTCTCTTTTCATAGCATTCCAAGCAAGAAATAGGAGATCAGATATTCCAATCTTTTCTTGAGCTTGCGTAATTGTCAGACCTGTTTTATTTTCCCACTTTGCCCACTCTGGCGGTTGTGCTGTGTAGGTTTCAAATTCACCAGTTGTGAATTCAATTGTAATTGGTAGTTTCATGCTCCCGGCTCCTTTTCTTAGCTGATTGTTAAGACTGGTGTTGTCACACAAGTAAATGACAATGAAACTGTTTGTGCATCTGGTGCAGTGCCACCGGCTGATGGCAAGATTGGCTGAACCTCAAATGCAAATGATGCACCTGTGTCGGCAACAAATACCACTGGAAGTCCTGTATTTGGTGCGTTTGTTGCAGCTGTCCAGAGAGCTTCGCACAATGAAGAAGCTGCTCCCCAGTCTGCAAGCATTTCAACGGCGAAAGTGCCTTGAGTATCCGTTGTGAAATACGCTTTGCCATCAAGTGTCTGATATGTGTTAATTGTTGAATCGACTGTTAAGGTCGCTGATGTTGCTTGGGCATCGAAATCATCACTGTCGATTGTGAAGTGAATATCTCTGCCTGTGATGATTGTTGTTGCCATGAGTTTTCTCCTTAGTCGGTGTAATACGTTGAGACTTGCAAGTCAGCAGTCAAGAATTTTCCTGTACCGACTTCCAAAGGTGTGGGTGAGCTGACATCGCCGACGACATACCCAGCCGGCATGGTTGATATAATTGAAATCATTAAATCTTCAAGATTGGTCAAAGCCGCGGCATTGCTGGAATAACCGACCACGCCAGTGACCAAGAAATTGATTTTGACTTTGGTTGTTGATCCATTGATAAGAGTGCTTTCCAAATAAGGCGAATCTGGAACAAGGACGATTGATGGGCTAGTCATTGCCTCTGGAATACCGTTATACACATTGGCTGCAATTGTTGAAAGCGTAGTCTGCAATGGTGTTCTGATGTCGGCTTCGATTGTCATAGACACATCGTTTCGACTTCTAAAAATGGCCCAAGCAAGCCCACAATGCGGCTGCTCAAGCTGCGCCCAAGAATAAATGGCGATGGCTGAAATGCATCGCTCATAATCTGATTGCCCGGAGCTGTAACGCTTTGAAACACTTCAACAGCAACAACAAGGATTGCTGACTTAATGGGAGCAACGCCGGAGTATAAATCACCAGCGGTTGCCCCATCAATACACGCAAGCCCACTCGGAATGATTGGGATGGTGTAGGTGCTGTCTGCTTCGCCCGTTGCAGACGTAAAGACCATGGGCGCGATGCGATCATCTGTGACTGTAACTGTCGCATCATAAATGCCGCATCCGGTAATGACAACATCTTGACCCGGCACGAAATAATTGACGCGCTGAGTTCCATAATATGCAATTGAATTCTCTACAAAGATTTTTGTGACTGCTGATTGGTATCCAGTAAGCAATGGCAGAATCGTCAGCTCTGCGCTGTCAATCATCTGCTCTAAATATGCGTCAGAATATAGAGAAACGGAAACGCCAAGAATAGATCGCAGTTCGCCTGCGGTGACAATTTGAGGCATTTCCGTTCCCTTCTACTGCTCGACCACATCCGGGAGCGGCTGTGGCCGATGATTAGTTATTAGGTGAAATTAAACGCGTTCGCTCCCGCTGCAATCTTTGTGGCGCATGCACCATAAGAATTGAGTGAGACTTCAACAGTTCCATCAGATGGCTTATTGACATCAAGACGGAAGTTTCCGCTCTCATACCATGTGTATGAATCTGGCTCAATGACTAGCATTGAATCATCGCCAGTGCCTGTTACTTCACCTGAATTATCAACAAAGAAATTCAAGCCAAGTACGACTCCGCGCTGTGATTGTCCAGTAACAAGACCAGCTTGATTAGATGGCTGGTAAGCATTAAACAGCGGAATGCCGCTTGAGTTATAGCCCATTATGTTTGACCATTGTGCTGGGCTGACCAAGATGTTCTTTGCAAATCGCTGTGTTCCTGCATATACAGCTGCATTTGCGCGGCTGACGTATGCAATCAATCCTGCTGCTGTGTTAGCCGTTGGAGTTCCATCTGAGACAGAATCTGTCACCAATTGATCTGCAACATATTTGTTCTGAGCAAAGGCCATTGATGCGCCCATGATTCGAACAAGCTCATTAAAGAAATCTGGTGAGCTGCGGTCAATTATTTCTGTTGTCAGAATATTGCGTCCGGCGAAGCGGGTAACTGGGATTGAAATAAACGCGCTCTCAATTCCTGTATTTGAAACTGCGCCACCTTCGGCAACAGCTGCAACAGTTGCAATTTGAGAAATCTTAGGGATTTCGAATTGAAGACCAGCGTCCGGCAATGTGCCGCGGCTGATTGCATCAATTGCTCCACGAGTTCCGTTGCTGAGTGCATTGATAACTTCATTAAGCTGACGTGTTGGGTTGAAAGCTGGGTTTGTTGTTCCAAGGTCATCATTAGCTGCTGCAACGTAAATTGCAGATTCTGACATTGGGTTCAACTTTGCTTTAATTGAATGTTCCATCCATGAGCCAAGATTGACAATTGGTGATCGTGGTGAAGTGAAATAAGGTGCTGGCTTGTTAGCATGCACGATGTTAGCTGAAGCCTCTACCGATTCAACGGCTGGTGCTTCTGTTTTTTCGGTAGTGGTATCCACTGGTTCTCCTTCGGTTGGTGTTTCTTCTGGTGTTGGTTCGGTTGTTGCTGCGACATGACTGACGCGAGCTTCATCGAATGCTGGATTATGTGTTAATGCGACGCCGACCAAGGTGGCTGAATTGACCACCATTGTGCCGTCCTCGTTGAATCCATGATCTGCGACATTTGCTTCAACTGAAAATCCGTCACGAAGTCCATCCATCGCTTCTTGAATTGCATCTGTTCCGGCTGTTGTCTTAGAAATCTTAAACGTGGCATTGATTGACTTGCCATCTGGTGCAAGCTCCATTGATAGCGTCTTTCCAATTGGTCGCTTTGAATCGTGTTCTAGATTCAGCTTGACCGATGCCGGAATCAATGACCCAGACTTGAACAAGACTTTGCCAGTCGATGCATTTGCTGGCGTATCAAATTGCACAATTTGACCAGTAATAGTGCGTTCTTCTGAATCGGCTGCTGTAATTGTGAATGGTGTTAATACTTTCATCGGATCATCTCCTCTTGAATTCGGATTTCTTCTGCACTCAATGCTCCGACGCGATTGAGAATTTCATAGATTTGGGCGCGTTCTAAAGCTGAACCGCGCAAGTAATCATCTAACGCGTATTCAACGCGCTGCGTTGATGGCGTAAAGTCCGGCATTGATAATCTTTCGGTCACGCTGTTCATCAGCGGAATCAAAGAGAAATCCAACAAAGTCTGACGCGTTGTGCTGGCGTTGGAGTACGTCATAGATGATCCAGTCTCGGCATCGATAAAGTAAGCCGGTATTCCCAAGGCTCTGGCCAGTTCTGTAGCGATGTAACTTCTCGCAGCTGCAAGCTGTAATTTCTCTGGGTCAAATCCCAAAGTTTCCAACGAAATGTCTGCATTTAAGAATGCCGTTGTGCGATTGCGACGACTTGCACCCCAAGACTCCAGGAGTTTAGCAATGCGATCTGCTGGCAATGCTGTTCCGTTTGATTTCAATACCATTTGCGGAACAGGCTCACGCGCATAAAGTGCAGCCGCGCGTTCGAGTTCCGCACCGGTTCTAATAGTCATACCAGCTCGGTTGAGCAAGCCTTCATCATTTCCGTAAAACACAACAAGGCTGCCAACGCCAGATGTTGGCAATGGTGTATGTCCATCGATTGAATACGATTCAATTTCTGTTGAATCTGAATTTGTATTGATAGTGACACGATCTGGCGAAATTCTTTGAACACTGCGAACGCGCTGCGTGTCGGCAAACAATTCTGTAATTTGCCAATACGCATATCCATGGAACAACAAATCTTCTAGCGTCCATACGTATGTCGCAACGCCGGGAATGCGTGGGTCTGGTGTGCGGATGACGCGTGGCGCATCAATTTCCATGCCAGTAACACGATCACGCACTTCAAGACTAATTGATGCAATTGATGAGCAAATGATGTTGCGACCGCGAGCAATGGCCGGAACGCTCATGGCCTCTTGTCGTGTAGCTGTTCTATTACCTCGAAAGAATGGCGAAAGTGAATCCAACGTCGTTACCGGAGCAAGAGATGCAGAGACGTCGTATGTCAGTGTTTCGACGGATGATGTACGCACAAAGATGTCTCTGAATCCCATGCGTAAATTTTCCCACGCTTAAAGCACTATCCAACGAGGATGTCAATCTCCGTCTCTGGGCGTGTCGCAAAGTGTGAAACGAGAGCTGTGGCAACGCAAGCCGGAATTGCCGACTGACTTGCACGTCTGCCCAATACCCATCCACCATCACCACGACGCAATTGAACAGCTGAAAGCATTTGCGTCGTCAATTCAGATTGGCCACGATGTTTAAGCCGTCCAGAGTTAATTGCGCCCAGCATTTCATCACAGCTTTGGGGATAAGCCGAATCCATGTCAAAGATTGGGATTCCGGCTGGTTGCATTCTTGCCGCAACCGCACCAGATGTGCGACGTGAATAAAGCAAGTATTCAATCGGATAATCGCGGCAGTATTTGGCGGCATCGTTGGCAATGTCTCGATCATCGAGCTGAACAGAGTTTTCCCAAGTGTGGAGCAGCTTGACGATAAATTTCTCATCGCCCAATTTCTGAGCTGCCACCATCGCTGCAAATTTTCTGTCGGGCGAGCAATCAATGGCCATCCACGTCAGCTTCTCCGGATCAAGGTCAATTTCTTCATCCAGGCAATCAGCCCATTCTGCCGACCCGACCACGCTGGAGATAGTCTGCACCCATCGGCACAACACCTCAGTCATGACAACTTCAATCGGATCATTAAAAACGGCCTTGATGTTATCCGGATGAATTGTGATTCCAAGTCCGGGATTTGCATAAGCTGCATTCTCAATCGATAAGACTTCTGTGGGAGATGACCACTCAAAATACCCAATGTCATCAACTGCACCAGCGGCAGCTGCCATGCCGCGCTCTTTTAGCAAATTCAACACAATTGAATGACTATCGCCAGCATTGCTGAAACAATTGACCTGCGGATTCTTTGCCGCCATTAAGGTATAACGCAAAGCTGCAAATGAGTCCAAGTCTTTCATTTCGCGCAGTTCATCCAGATGCACAATCTCTGGCTTACTTAATCCGCGAGCTGCCGAACCGCCGGCTTTGATAACGAATCTGTTACCAGCCAAGGTTTCAATTTCTTCGGCTCCATGTTGCCATCTGATGCGCTTGACTTGCTTAGCCAAGTCATCGTGAGCTTCGATGATGGCCACCAGCGATCTAAACTGCTCCAGCGATGTAACCAATCGGTGAGCTGAGCCGACTTGCAATGACTCATCCCAGTGAAATAGCCCCATTGCAATGCGAGCAAGCATGTAAGTCGATTTGCCATTCTGACGTGCGACTGTGGCCACTGTGATGGGATGGAAGTACCGGCCGTCCGGCTTGAGTTTGAGCGACTGGATTGCCAGCCATTTCTGCCATGGCATAAAGCCGCCGTCGATAATCTGGTCGGCAAAGTCAATCAATTCATGGCCTCGAGATGGCAAATCATTGAGCGGCGTGTGGATTCGAGGCACTTCATGCCCAAAGACTTGAGCTGATTCCCGCTCTAAAACCGATGTGAGCCGATTTGAGACTAGTTCGTCCTGCTCGTGACCAACTATGGTCAATGATGGCTTAATCATGACTTAGTGACACGTTCTTGGGTATATCTTGCCCAT